CAATATCAGATGATGCAATATCTTTTACACCTTTTGCAACTTTTTTAACGGCTTTTTTAATACCACCTAATAAAGCTTGTTCTCTAGGCACTATGTTCATAATGCCACCGCCCATGTATAATTGTCTTTTCATCTGTCCTCTTGATATCGTCATAATTTAGCTAAATGTTAAAGCAGGCTTTGATTTCCTGTAATCCTCAATCTACTTGGTTTTTGGGAATAAATCAAGGCTTGGCATAATCACTTTAACATCTCTTCGAATGTCCTTTTCTGGCACTCCTTTAGCTTTCCATTCCTTCTCATCCTTATATATTTCACCAGTTTTTAGGTTAGATATAGTCTCTATAATTTTTTTTGGTTTTAATTCTAACATTATGTTGTTACCTCTCTTGGCTGTATTTGTAATATAGAAGCTATAACGTGCAGCTCGTTCGCGTCACTAGCTTGTACCTTTAATATCTCGCTTTCCTCTACTACAAGGGGTTGAGTTAAAAGTTCTACTGTTGTGTTGGTATCCACTGCTTTTGTTTTGAACAAACTAAACACGTTGCCAGAGGCATCGGTTAACGTAACAGTTATATTACACGAAGATCCAGCGTCATTAGATACTAACAAAGACTTAACCAAAGAAACGTTTGCCGTTGGTGTTGTGTACAACGTTGTGTTGTCTGTTGATGTTAAATCTACTTTTGCATTTACAAAACTATTTGCCATTAATTTAAAAAGAAGTTTTGTGCTTCTACCTCTTGTTTTAGTTCTTCTTGAAATGTTGTATTTAATTTTTGTATAACAGCATCAAGATCTCTAACTTGTGCGTCAGCAACATCTTGTCTGTATTCTCTACTAGGTCTTGTTAATATTTGTACTATCTTTGCCATTATCTTCTTCCGTCTGGTTGTATGTCTAGCCTAAATCCACCAAGTTTCCAACTCTGTGATGCAGCCGTGTTTGCAACTTTTAAAGACACAGCTCTTGCTCTAGCTCTTGTATCAACTTTTTCTGTCGTTGATGTAATTGTAAAAGGCCCAAGAGGTGAGCTTGCCTCAGTATTATTAGGAAAGTTTCTTAAGTTTAATGTAATTTGTGTGTTACCTGTTTGTGCTAAAAAGTCAGGTATGAATCTTCTAATCTTTGCAAAGAACTCACCATCACCACCTTGACTTATATCAAAATCTCCAGATTGTATATTTGAGGTTACAGCTGTTGTTGCCGTGGTTGTCACTTGATCTGTGCCAGTTTCATGTTCGTAGTATATAGTGCAACCATCTGTATTACCAACAACGTCGTAAGAGTTGTTGGAGTCAGCATCATAATCTGTGGCATGTGGTTTACCAAAAACTGCAGAGTCTTGCCATGTTGTTCTGTCTAACGTGCCTGTTGTCCATATTGGTCTTTGCGCCGTGGATTCAAAATAATTGTAAGTTACAACTCTATCAATAACGGTTGCTCCCGAAGAACAGTAGAACCAATTAATTTCTCCAAACAAATTATTTAACCCAGCGTTTATAAGTTGATTGGCCGTTGTGTTTAAATCATCATAAACAAAGTCCTCTACCAAACATGGTAATGATTGAAGTGCACCAGCATATTTAAAGAAACCGTTCTCTGACATCCAGTATGCAGCACCATCTACTTCAACAGCTGCGTTCTGTCCTATTAATCCACAGTTAGTACCTACCTGCGCAAAACCAAATGTAAAAGGCGGACCAATAAAACGCATAGTAAATAAAGCAGTGTCAGTCCAAATGTAAATCGCATCACGACCTCTAACAGCTCCCATAATTCTAGATCCATCTGCAAGTCTCTGTGTGCCCGCTGTGTTAGTTGCCGTAGGTGTATATGTATTAATATCCTCTTGGTTAGAGAATCTAATAAACATTTGATCTTGTGTGCTTGGTGTTCCTATTGTGGTTTCTGTTCCAAAAAATACTAAGTGTCTGTCAGGTGTAGATACAATCATATCTCTTGATGCAGTTGGTGCACCTGAAATAATAGAAGCTCTTGTTGTCGTTGCGTTCGCTGCGTTTGAGTCCCATTCAAAAACTTGTCCGTTGTGTATTAGTGCAATAATTTTATCACCAAAGTTATCAATAGACCAAAGACCTGGATCAATTACTAAGTCACCTGATGCAGCTTCACCCCATGCTATAAAATCAGAACTGTTTGTAATTGTTGCACCGTCAGAGTGTGATGCAGCTGTTGTGCCTCTCGCTCCTCGCGTCACGCCTGTCAATGTATTGCCTGAGATTCCAGTGTAAGATATTTCTTCTGATCCTATCTGTATGTGATTTGTTCCTGTTGTTGGAAAGTTAACAACGCTTGTTAAAACGATGGTTGTTGTAGAGGCATCGATTGCTCCGTTTAAAGTTGTTGTAAGCGCATTTGCCACTGTACCACCATAAGAAGCTAGACCCCAACCAAAACCTGGTAGCTGTTCTGCTGGTCCAACGGAGTAATAAGATTGAACTCTGATACCGCCTGATGCTGTGGCACCCGATCCAGTTTCATTTGATGGCATTGTAATTGTTATTGTTAAGTTTGTTGGCGTAGATGTCACCATAAAAGTTTTGTCATCAAAATCTGAAGCTCCAAAATTAGATCCTGTAATTGTGCTAAAATTATCTAGTAGAACTATGTCTCCAGGAGCTAGACCATGACCGCTGCTAAACGTTATTGTGACTACAGCTGAACCGTTGGTTGTAGTAAAGGCATTGGTAAGTGTGTTTGTTTCTCTAATAGGATGTATGTCATAAAAGATACCTCCTGAATAAGCGTATAAAATTCTATTTGTTCCTATGATTGAAAACTTTTGACCACTCTTATTTACGATGTGGTGCATAGCTCTAGCAGCACCTGTTATTTTATTATTACCTAATTGCTGCCAGCCACCTATTTTTTCTGGTGAGCCGTATCTAAATCTAACATTATCACCATCGACCCATTGTCCCTCAGCTTGAGTTTCGGTAAGTTGTTTATTAAAGCCTGGTAAAAATTGTACTTTTTGTAACGCCATAATTTCATATATACAAGTTTTTATACCGTTTTTAAAGCAAAAGTTATCCTAGGGGTATTTGGCTCTTTTGGAGCTAGGCCTCTGTGTTTTAGTCTAGCATCAAAAAATATCAACCTGTTTTGAACAAAATCTACTTTTTTTATTTTATTATCTTTTTTTATTTCAAAACATCCTGAGTTTTTAGGTAGAGTTTTTGTTACCATGAGAAGAATAGTATTAGCGCCATCGTCATCGTGCCAGTCTCCATTCATATCCTTAAATTGAACATTAATATATGCTCTTAATATTGATTTAAATTTAAATCGTTCTTTTAATTTTTCACAAATAAACCTAATTAAATTATCTTCTAAATTAACACCAGAATTATAAAAAGGGTTGGATTCTTCATGAGATTTATGCCCATAAAAATGAGGCGTTTCGTAAACACAAATTTTATTTAAGAATTTAATTAAATCTTTTTCTAAAAAATTATCAATTATTATCAAATGTTGTCCTCTTTAAATAAAATCAAAAACTATAGAATATCTGTGAGAATCTATACTATCAAAAACTTTGTTTGGCATATACTCTATGGAATGTGATAGGGAACCATTAAACATTAAAATGGAATTTTGTGTTGAAGGAAAAATAATCTTTTCATTTTCTAAACGAGTGCCATAACAATCTTGATTAGATTGTAGATAATACACGCAGGTTAGTTTTGTATTATGAGTGTGGAAGAGATATTTACTATTTTCTGTTGTAAGATTACACCAGCATTTAAGCATCTTAAGATCTTTATTTATATTTTTTACTAATTTTATAATTTTATTTTTTAATTTATTAAAAGATGAAACATCTTTTAATTTTTCATCTAGATCACTGGGTGTTTGAAATAAAGGAAAGTTTTTATCCCAAACTACATAATCTTTTGCAAACTGTATATCTATAGCTTGTTTAATATTTTTTAAATCCTCTGCTTTACAAATATTAAATTCTCTATAAAATTTATTATTATTGACACTGGTTACTATCACTTTATTTTCTTTTTGCAAAATAAGCAGGAAGACCTATCATAGGTCTACCATCATATTTATTCTTATCTGCATCTTTACTTTTTTGATCATTGTAATGTAAAAATACTTGACCACAATGTTGCCCTTCAAAGGCTTCTCTCCAATGCTCTAACTCACATCCTCTATAAATAAGCATGTCACCTGGATCTAAATTTATTTTTATACCTGCCATGTCTTTTTTACCAGAGGGTTCTAAATATATTGGCCAAGGATCTCCACCAAGATTTAAAGTTGTAGATACTTCACAACTAAATCTGTCTGAGTGCCTATGTAATATATCTCCATTTTTATAAATCCTAGCATAAGAATAAGTTGGAGATACTTTAAGACCTGTTTCTTTTTCCATTCTTGGAACTAATGAAACTAATAAAGTTTCCATAACCATGTCTGCGTAATGAGAATATGTGTTTGGAACTTGGTCGTCATTCCATACACCAAACATTTCTTCAAAAGGATGAAGATATTTTTCTTCAAATAAAAATTTTGTTACGGTTCTTTTATTTAAAAAATAAACGTAACAAAAAGCAGCTAAGTCAGGTGATATAGCTTTTTTAATTACACTATATTTATTTTTTTTAAATGACATATTATAATTTCTTCAAATCAAAATTGTTGGTAATGATTAATTTCTTTAAGTCGTTTATAACTCCTTTTTCAAAAGATATCAATGGTAAAAACATCTTATTATTTTTTGTATATTCACAATGTTTAGGAGGTTTAATTTTAAACTCTTTTAAATCCCAGTTAGTATAAGGATGGCAGATCCAATAAATAGGTCTATCTAAATACCAAGTCATCTTACAACTTTTATTCACATGTTTTTCTGCTACTTGATGATAAAAATTATAAACCCTAATCTCTTCATAATCAGGTTGTTCTTTAGAGGGACTATCATCAAAAAATATAGAATCAAATTTATTTAATTTTTTTAATTGTTCTTGCCAAGTTCCCTCTATGATAATAACTTTATGTTTTTGTTTTTTAGCCCAAAGTTGTAATTTATTAATTACGTTAAGATCGGACTCAATAATTGTATGTGATTTAATTTTATATTTTTGTATCTCTGTTGCTGAATATCCTAAACCAAAACCAATTTCCAAAACATGACCTTTAGGTTTTAAGTTTTTAACTAACGCTTTCATGTAAGGTTTTTCCCACTCCATCATAACTTGATAATTATTATGATTAGGATCTAATATAATATTTTTGTTTGTAATATCTTTTTGAAAGATAAGACCACTCATTTTATATAGTTAATGTTTAAAACAATTCTACTCTTTTCGTCTGTGCATGTTGTTCCTGTATGCATTTTTTCAGAATCAAACTCTATATATTTATTCTCTTCACTTTTAATTTCTTCACCTGTCTCAAAAATTGTTTTTCCATTATTTGTGTTAATATAAAAAATAGCTGTGGTTATTTTTGCATTATCAAACACTTCATCGATATGCATTCTATTTTTAATAATACTAGAAGTCATAGGTTGTAAGTTAGCTTTAATTCTAACTAAAAGACTTGGTTTTATTGCATCTAATAAAAAAGATAAATTTTTAAAAAAATCTGAATGAACGCGCCCATAATCATAAAAAGTATGTGTAAATTGAAAATGATTTAATGGGTCTTCTTCACTAACAACCGCTTTATTAAAATACCAAGGAAATTCTGCAGAATCTAATAATCCTTTTATCATAAGAAAAGATTGTGGTGATAAAAAATTATTTATTGTTTTTATCATACACTATAATCTACTTTAAATTTTTTATTGTCTGTTCTCTCTTCACCATATTTTGATAAAACATCATTTATTGGAATTGCTCTACAATTAAAATGTATAAACCTAAATGGTTCGTAAGCATCATCTACTCTAAATTGATGAGGTAAATAAGAATTAAAAACAATTAAATCACCGGGCCTTACTGTGTAATTAACTTGTGTGCTAGCTGGAGTAATTTTACTTGCATCTTTTTGTGGTAAATCATTCATAAGTTTACCAGCTCTTGGATCATCAAAAATAGGTAGTGATGTTTTCTCACTCGCTTTTAAAAAATAGAAACCAGATATATGCCCGTTATAATGTGTGTGTAAAGAATGATGACCTCCTCCAGCTTCAGCAAATTCTTGAACCCACATTTCTGTTGTGAAAATTTTATAGTTAGTTAAGTTATAACCTTGCTCATCCAATAAGTTCCACGTCGTGGCTTCTATATAATCTGTAAATTTTTTAAACCCTGGTCTTCCTATTAAACTCGTGGAATGATGAACTAGAGCATGATCTTTTTTATCGCCACCCCAATTTTTATTTCTTTCTTTTATAAAATCTTGGTTCTTTTCTTTTGCTAATTTAATATATGGATCAGATAATTTATCTAAATCAGAAATCCACTCTGGTTTGTTTATAAAATATATTGGGGAAGCAAAATACCAAGACTGTGTTAAATTATCTTTGCTCATACAAAAGGGTGCCCACAGTTCCAAATAACTAAAGAGTATCTCGTTCCTGAAGTAACAGGTTTAACTCTATGCCATACAAAAGACGGAAATACAACAACAGAACCTTTAGGTAATATACTTTTGCATTCCTCTGTTAATGGTCTTTGTTCAGGTGATTTACTAAAAGCAAATTCTAATTCACCTCCTCTATAATTATTAGGGTCAGATAAAGAAACAGTCACAGACAATTTTCTTATCTTTCCATTAAATCTTTCATCTATAGCTTTATTGTTTCCTTCTCCATAAGGCACGTCAAAACTATCACAATGCCAATCATAAAATTGACCTTCGCCATATTTGGTAAATTGACAATGCTCAGGAACATCATATTGAAAATTCCAACCTGCATTAATATTTGCTTTTTCAACAAAAGGCATGATAGCTCTATAAAGCCATAAATCATCTAACCAAACTAGTTTAGAATTTCTTTGTTTAAATAAATCTCTTTGGTCTTTGTTACTTATATTTTTAAAATTACTAAGACCTCCTGTTAATGCAATTTTGTCTGGCTTTGTTAAAGCATATCTTATTATTGAATCACATAAATGATGTGGAAGAGCATTTTGAAAGCACCAGTAGTTATTTCTATAATTCATTTCTGTTTAAGATATTACAGATTTAAAAATAAAAGTAAATAGCTTAACTTTCCCAAGATGATGTTTCAGGATTCCAAGAACGTACTATTGGGGTATCAGATTCAGTATTTACTTGATAATCATTAACTATCCATTTTTGATTATCCTCATCCCAAATAGGTTGTATTCTATAATTTTCGTCAGGAGCATCAGGTCTATTACTTACAAAATCTTCTGGTTGAGCCACAGGTGCCTCCCAAATAAAATTAGCATTTAATATCCAAGAT